TTGTGTATTTGAAACATCATAAACTTTTAATTGCTCTGATGATGTAATAACATTATCAAACGCACCACCAACATATACTTCATATTTAGATTCATCTGTATTATATCTAATTTGACCAACTGCACCAGATGGTCTTTGTGCTGTTGTTCCTATAGATACAGTTACCGCACTATTAGCAGCAAATATAAATGGATTAGAACTGTCAAGTGATGTGGAATTTATAGTAACATTAACTGTAGAATTTCCAAGTTTAATTTCAGTAGTATCAGAACTAAAATTTACAGAAGTTGAGTTGATTGAAGTGAATATACTAGAGTTACCAATAGTTAATGTAGAAGAATTGCTGGTAACATTAGAATCTGTATTTCCAATAACTAATGTAGAACCATTTAGAAAAAGATTACCAGAAGTTATTTGAGTATTAACTGAAGAGTTACCAACCGTAATGGTATTTCCAGTAGAAACCACAACATTAGATGATATTGTTAATGTATTAAATGTTGAAGTATTACCACCACGAAGAGCAACATTTGCCACTAATGTTCCAGAAACAAAATGACCATTTACAACAGCATTACCAGTAGCAGTATTAGAATCTACTGTTACTGTTTTATTTGTCATAGCATCTGCTAGTTCATTTGTTCTATTTCTCCAATAGTCAAATGTATTAGTATTTGCTGTATTTGCTACTGTTATTGTCATTTAATCTTCTCTGCTATGCTAAACAACAAATCTTTTATTTCAGATATTTCATTGTTTATTTTTTTTATTTCACTTCTTGTTTGATTAAAACTATTATTTATTCTTTGTTGTTTCTCTTTTTGTTGTTTATATATTAACAAACCTTTTGTATCTGTGTTTAAAACTGCACCTTTATTATGTGAACATCTTTTATATTTATCTTCTTGCATTTACTATCCAAACTTATTTATTAGATTTTTTTTATATTGTTGACGAACAAAATTTCCATAATCAGGAAGAACACAATCAGCACAATTTTTACCTTCAAACAATATATTATAAACATTGTAAATATAATTTTGTTGTTTATTTTTATGCTTCAATAGACTATCAATATTTATATTGAATATTTCTAGTATTTTAGCAGTATTAAAAATAAAATCACTGTGATGCTTATGGTTTAAATTTTTAACTTTTAAAAAATTCTCATACTTACCATAATTATAATGACATAAACTGTACAAAACACTGTATATAGTTCCAAATTTGTCTTCTAATCTTGAAGAAGAAAATATATCAGCAACATCACTTACTCTAGAATCATATGTAATATCTGTAATACTACATTTGTCCCAAGGAAAATTCCAATTATTTTCTATCATATATTCTAATAAATCCCACAATAAAAAAATATCACTGTTGTTATTAAATTGTTTTCTATTACAATGATATATTAATTCAAAATAATATTGATTTTCTAAACTATCAATTTTTACACAATTAATAATTTCAACAGAAGATTTTTCAAACTCTAATGTGTTTTCTATTAAAGACAATTCTTTAGCACCACAAGTTCCTATATAATCAGATAAATGTGGTTGGTATTTTTCTTTAAAAATACCGTGTTTTTTTTCAAAACATTTTTTACTTACTAAATCTCCTAAATAAAAAATATTAGTGCTTTCAATGAATTTATAATTTTCGTCATAATCTAATAAATAATGACCTGAATAATCTATACCTATTCCCTTATAATAATGTTTTTTTCCTTTATAAACACGACCGTTAACATATTCAATATCATCTTTTATATTAATTTTATCGTGTATTTTACCACATTCATTATATATTGATATAAACATTATAAAGGAGCATGTAAATATGTGCTTAACAAATACTTATCATTGGATTTTGGAATATTTCCTTTATGTGGATACATCCAAAAAGGAGGAAACATAATAAGTCTTCCAGTTTTCGGTTTAACTGAAAGATTATTGTTTATAAAAGTTGTTTCTCCACCATCTTCAACATCGTTCAAATACCAAAAAATAGCTAAAAATCTCTTACAAGTGTCTAAATTACTAGAATCCACATGCCAATCAAATTCATCATTTAATTCTTTTTTATAATGTTTTATTCTGAATTGTTCATAATCAAAACCAGGTTTCCAAAATAAAGTTTCAGGAAAAGTTTTTTGATATAGTTTACAAGCATCTATTAAATTTTTAACACAAATATCATGTAAATTTTCATCTATTTCTTTGTTCTGAGTAAAGTTTAATTGTGTAAAATTTGGTCTTCTATCATAATCAAATCTTTGATGAAAGTTACTATTTTCATTATATGTTTCAATTATTTTTTTACAGAGTTTTTCTGATAAAAAATCATCTTGCACTAAACAATAATCTTCTAATTTCATAATTAATCCTTTATATTATATTTGTAAAGCAATCACCCTAACATCATTCAATATTGGAACTCTAATAGGATTACTTGATAATAACACAATTTTTATTGCAAATTGTTTAAATCCAACATATCTACTACCATCTAAATTATCATATTCTACTATACCATCTCCACTATTTTCGCTATAAACATAATACAAAGAAGATGCATTGGATTCTAAAAGACCTACATCAACAGTTAAAGAAGTATTATTTGAAATACTTATAACATCAGGAATTGCAAAATAATCATCAGATTCAACTCTTATTTTGTCACCAACTATAAAATCTTCTAAAAATCTAGTTCCTGTAAAGAAATGTCCATCTTCTGTTAAACCTTTTGTTAAGTTAATATTTGCAGAAGACCTAGTTTCAGATATGGCAATTGTAGTTGTGTTAGAATGAGAAACATAATATATATTATTATCAACAAGATTTGTCAATGCAGTATTACCACTTTCAATACCATATGTTACTTTATCTCCCACTTGAAAGTATGTATTTGCATCAGAAATAGCAATAGTTTCAGCTGTTGCATCTACATCAGTATTAGCATTAAATGTAAACTTTTTACCAGTAATAATATTACTACCTTCTGTAACATCTACACCACCAGTTAATTTTGTTAATGTTCCTCTTCCTGTATTTGCAAATGCAGTTTGTGGTATTGAAACGCCATTAGCATATTTTGGTTGTATATTATCAAATTCAAATTCATATTCAATATAGTCTGATGAATCAACACTTGAAGAATTAATTAGATCGCCATCATTAGCATATTTTAAAAGGGTCCATTTTTTATCATCAAAATCTTCTACATCTTCATTATTTAATAATTTAGCATATACTAAAATATCTGTATCAGCAGGTCTATATGCAGTTAAATAAACTTTTAAATCTTCCGCATCTTGCCCCTCATCTAATACAACAGTTTCAGAAATATATCTAACTAATGAATTCCCATATCTAGTGTCTTCATCAGTAGCATCATTATTAATAATATTCTCAACAAACAATGACATCTTTTTAGATAGATCTATAACTGGTGACAGAAAATTTGAAGTAGATGTTAAATTAACATTAGCTTGTATAGATTTTTGACCAGTTATATCTACTATTTCATTAGATTTTGATTTTAATATTCTTTCATAATCTATAAATTCTGTTTCTTCATTATTTCTTGTAGAAATAAATGAACTATCAATGACATTAGTATTGCTAACACCTTTATTAGCGTATGTTAAATTTGTTCCTGATGGTTGTAAAACACCAAAAGAAGGAACAATCATATGATATTCTTTATCTTCAACTAAACTTACATTTGCAAATGCAACTAAATTTGTTGCTGATATAGAATTTAAGTTACTAGTATCATCTAAACTGTATATAGCAATGGTTGGATTTGTAGTATTAGAAAACACATTAGAACCAATTGCAGTGGATGTATTTAAAGTTATTTTTCCTTCTGCTTCATTTATGTAAGAAACTAATCCAGTGACACCTGCTGTCAAAGTATTTGAGACAATACTATCGTTATTAGATAAATCCACACCAGAAGAATTTACTGTTAATACAATATCACCAACATTAATTCCAATTGAAGTATTAACACGATTAAATTGATCTACATTTAAATATTCATTATCTTGATTATTAAATACAGCAGTTCCACTTGTCTCTGTAAAATTAGCTCTATAAATTTTAAATTTAATATCTTCTTTCTGGAATGATGTCCAAGTTTTTCTATTAGCAGAAATAAACATCATTCCAGAATATGGATTTGAATATATTTGTTCTTGGGTAATAGTATCAAAATTTCCAGTTTCAGCTACCCAAATTTCATATTCTGATGAATTAGAATCTGGTTGTACCATAAAACAATAATCATTGTCTGATAAACAATAAATTGGATTTGTTAACACAAACCGTGTTTCTACTGAACCATCATCGCTTACAGAAACTTCCGAAGAAGTTAAATGTGTTTGATCTAATATAAATCGATCATCAGGTTGGTTGTTTCTCATTTCTGTTACTAACAGAGTCACACCTAAAGACGGATCTTTCTTTTTAAAATATACACCAATTTCAGTTAAGAAAAATCCAGTTGAATTATCATCGGGCAAAGGCATACTAAAAGATTGAGCTATAGGATCAACCCTCCAAAATCTCCATTGATCTGCATACCGTCTTTCAACAGTTTGTCTATTAAAAATTTGAGGTTGTCTTACATTAATTGTAGTAGATCCTCGTGTAACAGAAACATTATCAGCAGTAAAAGTTGCTTTAGCTGATACTATTCTTGCATCAGCACCAGTTACAAGATCGTCGACATTTGTAAGTTGGAAAACTCTATCTCCAGTTCTAAAAGTTTGTGCTGGTATTCTAAATACTCCACGAATAGTTCCTGTGCTATCAGTTAATAACTGACCACCAAAAGAACCTGTTTGTCTAACATATTGATCTTCACGACCATCAGCATAATCATTTATTCCAGAAAGAACACCAACTGCACAATGTTCATCAACATTAATATCATCAAAAAAAGCGTGAACAATAGAATTTGGTTTTAAATTATATGCTTCAAAAGCAACTAATCTACTTGCCATATATGGTTGAATAGTAATGTCTTGTAAATAAGAACCAAGGTCAATTGTTTCATTTGTAACATCTACACCTAAATTATCTATTACACGCTGTGATTCTACTCTTGCTCTTCTAAATACATTACGACCTACCCTTTGCGTTCCATTTAACCAAGTGACATTATTTGTCACTCTCCAGTCACCAAATCTTTGAGCGAATGGAGTTTGTGCAAATTGTTCCCAAGGTCTAGCTAAATCTAGATTTACAACTTGATTTGGACTTATTTCTTCATCTCTGTTAAAATGATATGAAGGATAAAGGTTAATTGATCCATTCCACTGCCAATATGCTTCAGCACAATTTCTAAATTTTGAAGCATAACTTTGATTTATAAAAGTTTCACTGTTATATGGTAATGTTAATGAAACTCCAGTTTTTTGTACGGAAGTACTGTTTGTTAAATTAAATTTCAGATCTTCTGTATGACTTGATATACTAGGTCTTGCAACTTTTCTTTCACCATCTATTGCAATTTTATATTCAAAACTATCAACTTTACCATTATTATGATTATTAAACGGATCTGCAAAAATTCCATTTTTAAATCTATTTAATCCATTTTGATCTGGTACAGTTAAATCTTTTGCACTTTGCTCTAGAGTATTTAAAAGAGTATAGTATTCTACTCTTTTTAATCTGTTTTCTAAAGTACCAATATCAGACATTGTATATCTTTTATTACCAACTAAATTTACAGTAATTTGATTCCAAAAACTATAATTTTCTTTTTCACGAACAGTTGCTGAAGGAAATGCAGGAACATCAACAAATGCAATTTTAGATGAATCTGAATCAACAAAAGGAATTCTTGGAGTTGTAGAAGGTTCTCCTTGAATAACTTTAAAATTTTCTTGTTGATCTAAAGTAATAACATCAATTCTAGGTAAATAATATTCAAAATCAGCAGTAAAATTAGTATCAGGTCTAATAAGATACTGTCCAGAAGCAGGAACATTAAAATTATTATTTGAGACAGGATTTATCGTTATAAAAGTATTTGAGACATCTCCATTTGCAACAGAATTTGCAGTATTATATTTCTGTGGTCTAAAATCAATATAATTACGAAGATTGTTTATATCTAATGTATCAAACGGTATATCTATAGTTTGTATAGCATTTGTATTTGATGTGTTAACATCATCAATTGGATAGGACTCAACAGAAAAATAACCTACTGATTGATTAGTATTTGCAACAAAATGGTCTAAATCTATAAATAATTTTGTAGATGCTGATATTTGAGATGCATATTCAGGTTTAATTATCAGAGAAGAATGATCATAATAATTATCTTTATGACCTCTATTTAAAACAAACCAAGATGATCTGTCTATAGAACTATTAGAATAAGCAGATCCAACAAAAATATTATTAATTTTATGAACATCAACTAATCCAAGATTCCAAGGACCTACAGAACCATTGGTATTGTTAGAACAATCAATTTTAACGTATCTATTTTTCTTTATATTTTTAGGAATTTCTGTAGATAAATTTCTATTAACAGGATATGAACAATAAACAGTCATTGAACCAGAGTCAAGAGATGCTGTTGATAATGATAAATTAGCAGTAAACGATGTATTAGAATTTAAAGTTATGGATTCTATTGGAAAAGAAGTACCTTCAACATAATACTGTTGAAAATTTGCTCCTGTATTAGAACCATTAATACCATTATCGACAGTTAATTCTGTCGCACTTTGAATAGAAACAACTCTTCTTAGATGATAAGAAGAACCATCATATACACGAATATTTGAATTTGCTGCCAATTCAGTATCAAAACTAGTAGATGTGCCTGTAAACACAACATCTCCACTAGTATATGCAATAGTTCCTGATAAATTAGAACTATACGCATTTGTACTTGCAGTAATAATATAATCGTTAACATCAGAACTTATTAATCTTTCAGATCCAGTGCCAGGACCTGCTGTGTCTAATGATATAGTAATTGTACCATCAGAATCTAATGTTCCAGATTTTATCTGCGTATAATTATAAAATGTATCTCCAATACCAGTATTATTAGTAAGTGTTTTAACAGCTTCAATTTTTGTATCAAACAAAGTTCTAGTTTTAATATTTTTTAAAACTGCTTTTGAATTTTCTAAAACAATATCAGCTTTACAACCACCAAAAGAACCACTAGTTCCATAAATACTTTTTACATCAGAACTAAAACTTTTACCAGAATTCATTTTAATGTTAAACAAATAAACTTTATACAAAGCATTTGAAGTGTTTTTATCACCAGAATAATAAATAACTGATCTAATATTAGCCTTTCCAACTTCACTCCCAATTGGTGTTGCAGTAATTCCTTCATATTCAGACAAAGATCTCTGTGCGGTGTCGTATAATGACACTTCATCAATCTGTTCTGTATCAAACATTCCTAAAAATTCATTACAGAAAATATAATTTCCATAATTAGCTTTAATTATTTCATTCTGAGAATAATCAACATTTATTGCTCTAGGAACTGTGATTGTTTCATTACCTACTTTTTCAATTCTTACACCTCTTACATATGACAATCCTGGTGAAATTGAATATGTAAATTCTGAAGAATTAGAAGATAATATACTTTCAACATTATATGGTTTTATATAATAATCACCAGATTCTTCATAAGTTCTTTTACTAAACTCATCCATTATAGCAGCATATTGTGGGTTGTCTTTTTGAATTGTTGGTTGTCTTCCATCAAATTCCACAATAGAAAAGAAATTTATTAAATTTGCTGTGTCAGTTTTTAATTTAGATACTAATTTTGGTTCTAGTTTTAATCTATGTGCTCCTGGAGCATTTTCATTTGGATATCCAAGAGCATTATCTGAAATAGATTCATCAGTATTTTCATTGACAATAGATTCAGTAGTTTCAAAACCAACAACATATCCATCAACATTAGTAGAAAAATCATTTACAGTTATAACTTGATTATTAACTCTTGAAAAAAAACCTTTTTGATAAATAGTTCCATCAGTAATTTGTATACAAAAAGATACACCATTAGAAGTAAAACTACCATTTGTTGCGAGTGTTTCTATACTATCAACAAAATTATTCGAATCTAGAGTATTTGTTCTATTTTGATTTGAACTATAAATGTATAGAGTATCTCCTGGAAGAAATTCAGATTGTTCTCCACCAGAAGTATTTTGACCACTATAATAATAATCTAGATATAATCTATTTGTATTAGGATATTCAGATTCAAAACCATCTTTTGCTATTAAAATACTAGCACGAACCGCAACATTAGAATCTTGAGAATTTGTAATTACATATGACGAATTTAAATCACTTACAAACATATTAGTATTTGTATTGAAAAAAT